ATTTCCACCGCCACCAGCAAAGGAAACGGTAAGATTACTAGCGTTGGTATAGCCTGAACCTGCATTGGTTAGGGTGACATAGGTAACGGAGTTGCCAGTAACAGCGCAAACTGCCTCAGCCCGAACACCGCCAACTTCGTCTGGTCCTGAAATGGTTACGGAAGGAGCCGTGTTATAGCCAGAGCCATAATTAACCATAGCAACTAAACCAACCGATCCAATGGTAGTGGTATTGTTACCATCCCATTGGTATAAACCCTTAGATTGATCTAAGATTAAAACATGGTCATTGTTGTATTGGCTGACTTGGATGCCAGCATTGGAAAAGGTGTTAGCTACGGCTACATTGCCTTTAGTGCCCGTTGTAACATTGAAATATTCGGCTGAACCGTCTGATAAAAAGGCTAAAACATAGTCAGTAATGTTTAGGCTGGCAGAGGCAAAATGCGTTACGGTATTGGAAAAAATAACTGAATTGTTACTGCTATCGGTTACTACCGATTGGGATGGCACAATCTTTAAATTGCCAAAACCAACGGGTTGAGCATTTTCTAGCCACGAAAACTCATCCTCACCAATGGCAGTGCGGTTTGCTTTGGTATTAAGCCCTTTAAATTGCTTAATGACCTGATAGGACTTTTTCTGTTCTGCCGCAGCCATAATTAATTAAGGTGAGTTATATACGCTTGGGATCCTACGGGTAAAGGTGGTATTTAAAATCGAATTAGCTTGTTTCAAATATTCTTGTTTAAAAATTTCTGATTCGCCATAACTTTGTTCATAGAACTTAGCCAGGTAAGCTGCATAAAACTTGACCGCAGAAGTATAAGGATCGGCAATCGGATCGGTGGCTGTAGGGGCAGTTTGAGTTAAAGCGGTTGGCAAAATAACCGTATCCAATTCAACGGTATAAACATAATCTGGCGCAGGTCCAATATAAATATTGCCTTGTCCATAAATACTAAAAACCACAGGTCGGCTGACATTGTTTTGCCAAATACGCATGGTGGAATTAAAGCTAGACCAAGCCATGTAATTCATAGGAATACGAGAATTACCGAAGTACAAATTAATGTTAACAATATCTATGGTATTTAAACCTTGTGGCAAGGCAGCGTAATAAATATTTTCTGTATTGCCGACATATTGCAAGGTAGCTGTACCGTCAGCAAAAGCAGTGCTTGGTGGGTAATTGTAGCCACTAGCAGGATATGGAGGTGGCGTAGAACTTGAAGTTCCACCTGTAATGTATTGATATATATAGATATTACTAAATACAAAAGCGTTTGCAACAACAACAGTATTGGCTGCCCATGCAGTTGGATTAGTTGGTGTTACGCCATTAATTGCATTGGTAGCAGGTATAGCGCAAGGAACTTGCGTTACTTGAATGGTTCTAAGACAGCCTGTATCACGGACAACTCGCTCCCGTGCAGAGTTAATGTAATCAGTTAACTGTGCGGTGCTATAAAAGTTAGCGTTTGCGTCATGCAGTAATCTCTGCACTTCAGTAATATAGGAGTTAAGCGTAGCCATACTTTAGTATCCATAGTTCATGCTACAGCCTGTAGGACTTTTCCCCCACCCCTCTTTGAAGAAGGGAGAGGTACTCTTTCCACCAACGGGGATAACGATTGGTTCTTTTTTGGAGGTTGTGTGGATAACTCCCATTTAGACAAGATTTCAAAACCTGTATCTAAATCGTTGGCAGTCTTTATCCACCCTAACCGTGCCAAGTAAACTTCCTTGTTTTGTTCTTCGTAACCAAAAATATGCTTGGCAGTTTCAATCGGAATTTCGATAGTTGTGCCAGGTAAAAAATCATAAACCACTCCAGCAAAACCATCTTTTAATGGTTTGTCGGAATGGTTGGTTACAAATATATTCGACATTAGAAGTTAACTACTTCGCCATAAACACTAATGTTAACGGTGTTTGCGTTGCCTGAAGCGGTGTTGACTTTAACAAACAATGCTGAAGTCGTAGATCCAGAGATAGCGGTATTAGCGCCATAAGCGCCAGTAATCGGAACATCAAGATAACGACCTGCTGCGGACAGTGCAGTTAAAGCAGTATTTGCAGTAATTAAGTTAGCGTCATTACCATTGGCGCTAGTATAAATTGCCACATTTCCTGAAGAAACCGAACCAACTGGGCTAGTGATTACAATTTTTCTTACAATTACTGAACCCGAATTAGCTACTGCACCACCATTTGTTAAGCCACCAATTGCAAAAGCTAAATTGGCTACCGCATTACCTGTTGAAGCTAGTGATACGGCTTCAGCAAAAGCAATGCGGACATTACCAAAAGAACTTAAATACAGATTACCGACTGCATCTGGGTTAGCCATTATTTTTCCCCTTAACTAGCAAAGGTACTTGATACCGCTTGACCACCATTGACAGTAATCAATTGCACTGAAGTATTGGTAGTTGCCAAAAATTGCACATTAATACCGTCAGAAATAATAACGCCACCAGAGTTAATCGGGTATACATTCGAGAATGTAGCCACATTAGAAGTAGCGTTGTAATTCGATACTGCTTGAATTACCACATTGGCGGTATTAAATGCCATATAAGTACCAGCAGGAACCACATTACCAGCAGTAGTGACGGTAATGTTAGAAACTGCTTGGTAATACGCTGCGGCAGTATTTGCATATGTGCCTGTTACTAAAATCTTATTTAGACCGAGTGCCATGACTAGTTCTCCTTATAATGAAATAGAGTTGTAGCCAGATACTCTGGTCATTGACTTCGGCTTAACGCTTACCAATTCGGCAATCATCAAGACAGCGCCAACATAACCAATCTGCCAATTAGGGAGAGTCGATTCAAAGCCAGTAAATACGAATGAACCTTGATCGTGAATGTAAAGACTCAAGTAATTCGAGTTAATGAAATAAACCGTACCTTCTGGACAGTAAGGATCTGGATAAACAGGAACGCCTGCGACCATCAAAGCACGGAAAGCTGCTGAAGGACCGTTGGCATCTGAATCGAAACCGTTACCTGGGGTAATAACATATTGCTCTTGACCCACATAATCTTGGGCTAAAAGTGTCCATGTACCAAATCCGCATACGCCAAAAGTAGGAACTTCAGCGCCATTCTTAACAGTACCTGAAATGTACTGGAGAATGTTTTGACGAGTTGGGTTCACAGAACCTGCGTTATACACCTTCGATTTCCACCAAGTATAGGTAGTCCGATTGATGTTACCGTAGGTAACCATGTTAGTACCGTCATCAATTGCACCAGGCAAACCAATGAACTGTTGAGTGTTCGTAGTATTGGTATACAGGGCAGTAGCCATTGCATCCATCATCACATTGGTAGCATCATTCATGCGTGCTTCAATGAGAGGAATAATTGCATAGTCTTGCTGAACTGCACCTTCCATACCTAAAAACGGTACTGGAGCAATCATCAGTTTAAGGTTGAACTCAGCATTGAAAGCACCTTGCTGAACTGACGGCTGGTTAAACGAACCAGAATAGTCAGACCATTGGGCATTAACAAACTGTGCGCCTTGAACTGGAACGGTTACTTGGGATACACCACCAGAGGCTTGTTGACTGTTAGCAATCAACGCAGCCATCAGGGGTGTGCTGTTATAAAGTTGTACTACCAGCTTGGGGATAAACGCTCTACGAGTAACATAAGTCAACTCATTGTATTGCGAAGAACCTGACGCTGGAAGAATTCCGCCACCTATAGGCATGGTTTATCTCCAAACAAAAATTAAAATATCCCCTCTACTACTAATACCCTATTGGGCGAGTGTTTTTACGCAACTCACCTAATGCTTCTGCTGCCACATTTCGTGCTGCACCTTTTGGATCTTTCCAAAACTTAGAAAGGTCAAAACCTTTCAATGGATTAGGATTGTAGCCTGAAGGTGTTGGCACGGCAGCTTGTTTCATCCAATCAAAATACTCTGCTGCTGTTTCGTGATTGGTCATTCCTTTACTAAGCATGAGCTTCTCAATTTCTTCAATATCTTCTTCAGAATGGGCTAAACCCTTCTTAAACAAGTTATCTCTGCGAGTTTTAAGCTCACCAATAGCATCTTTTTCACGCAACTTAGCTTCTAACTGTGCTACCCGTTCTTCTGCATTGTTGATTTTCTTTTCAGTGTAATCTTCAATTTCAAGTTCAGGAATTGGCATATTAGGGCGGAGTTTCTTAGTTAAACGCAATACTTCTTTGCGAGTGGATGGATTCTCAGCCATATCTTTCATTAGCAAAGCTAATTCGTCACGCTGTTCAAAACTTAGATCTTCTAAAGACATTTTTATCCCCTAAATCGTTAAATGACTTTTTTGGTATCGCCAGGCTTAGACATAGACATCATGTTCTTAGAGCCAGCTTTATTTGAAGCAGTTAAACCACCAAACTCGGAGTAACGAGGAGTATTGATAATTTGACCATTTTTTTGGTTGTTGTCGGTTGGGTTGCGAGGAGCCGAAGCGCCACGGGGTTTAAACAGATCCATATTATTTTCCTTTACATGGGTGGTGGAACGGGAGCGCCAGGGGGTACTGCACCACCACCTGTAGGTGGAGGCATTGGCAAGACTGGTGCAGGTCCTTCTGGAGCCATACCAGGAATTGCTGGTGCTGACATCATCGCCTTACTTTCAGGAGAAGCACCGCCAGCTTGGGGTAAACTTTGTAACATCTGTAATATCTCAGCAGGTTGCAATTCAGCAGTGCTGGCTTTTTTAACGCCTAGTACACCAATCATGCTCCGAATAGCCGATAAAATTTGTTTGCCTTCGGCTGATTCACTACCGATTGCAGGTAAAGATTGTTCTAGTAAATCCATTGCCATAGATACATTAATCAGGGCTGCTTCACGATTGCCCATCTTTGGTTCTGGAGTTGACATGGGAGCAGCCATTGGAGGACTGTTTGGATCTGAGATCCCCATATCATTTGCGCCTGTTGGCACATCAGGTATGCCATTTGGAGTAGCGCTATCACGCTGACTCTTAATCATATTCATTAATTCTTCGGAAGGTACGCCCATAGCCATTTCCTATTAAGTTATTGCATAGCCTAAACTAAAACTATCAATTGTCAAGTGGGGGGATTTATTTTATTTCCACCCCCCCAAGGAAATTTCCATTGAAGGAGGAAACTATCTCCGTGATTTACGAGTTTTACGAGTTTTACCGTACATATTGGACTCCTTTTAGTTAACCACGAACAGATCTAGGGGCAGCACGAGTTTTCATGCCACGATCAAAACTAGGTGTTGGTTGATTACGATACTGCACACTAGCAGGTTGTTGACCACGATCTAACGATTGCGTTTCAACTCTGGGTTGATCGGCAGTCGATTGAGTCATAGGCATTGTATTTTCAGCCATCAATATCTCCTTGCTTTACGCATATCCGATTTAGCCATGCTTGGAGCCATACTACGATAAATAGTTTTAGGCTCTA